AGTAGGAATTAATTCTCCAACCCCTAATTCATCTGCAATTTTAGATGTTGTATCTACTGATAAAGGCTTCCTACCCCCACGAATGACAACAACACAAAAGAACGCCATTGCTTCGCCTGCTGCCGGACTTGTAATATTTGATGTAACTTTGAATAAATTATGTGTCTTCACAACAACGTGGGAAACAGTGACATCAGTATAATATGACAAAGAGCGGAATTTATAAAATATATTGGGGAAATAATCCATACTATTATTATGGTCAGGCTGTAAATTTGCAAAGAAGAAAATCAACGCATTTAGAATCAATAAGAAAGGGTAAGCATAAAAACCCTAAAATGCAGTCGATTTATAATAAATACGGAGATTTTATATTTGAGCCAATTGAATATGCTGAATATGATAATCTTAACTCCGTTGAGCAAAAATATCTAGATGAACATTTTAATAATGAATTCTGCTGCAATCTTTGCCCAAATTCATTTAGTTCAAAAGGACGTGTGTATTCGGAGGAAACGTTAAAATCCATAAGAGAAGCTAGAAAAAATAGGCCTAAGTTAATTGGCGAAAAGAATCCATTTTATGGAAAGAAGCACACAGAAGAAGCCAAAATGAAAATGTCAAAATCAAGAATAGGCAAAAAATTTCCCAAGTTATCAGAAGCTAAAAAAGGAATTAAAGCCTCGGAAGAAACAAAAAGAAAATTATCTCAGTTAAGGAGTTATGGAGGATCTTCTAAAGCAAAAATTATTTTAGATACGAATACAGGAGTATTTTATTCTTGCGCTAAAGAAGTTTCAGATTTATATGGATTTAAAGCATCAACATTTCTTGCAAGGATGAATGGCAATAGAAAAAACAATACACAATTTATACAATTAAAATAAAAATATGAAAACACAACCAACACAAGGAGTAGCAATTGAACCAATTGTATACCCACTAAACGCAGGAACGGCAACGCAAATGTCCGTTTTAGTTCTTAACTTTACAACCGAGGCAACGACTTGCACAACGTACTGGCAGCTCCTAACTGAAGACGGACTCCAACTTTCACAAGGTAACTACACTTTGACTGAAGAAGAGTTCGCAGCTTGGGGTACTGACAACAACGTAGTTAACGAGTATGTTGCTAATGCTATTGGAGTAACTTTAATTTAAGATTATGATTAATTTATCAGAAGAGAACGTAAAAGAGTTAGAAGGATTCATTCAAGAAATGCCTTTAAAGTATGGTTTGCCGCTATTGCAATACTTGCAAAAACTAGCTCAAGAACAAAATGAAAAGCCTGAAGAATAATGGCATATAAGCCTAAATCTAAGCGTACTAATTCACCGGTGGGGCCGCAGGGAAAGAAACTCCTTGACGGCCTTACTGCTAATAAGAACATTGATGATATCAGGGCTTTAGCTAAATTACTCAATGGTCATACATCTGATATTAGTAATATCAATACACACCTATCATCTGTTGATCTTAGCATCTTAGATTTAGAAAACACCAAGCAGGATACCATAACACTCACTACGAATGGCTTTTTTGGGCCCTCTACGTTCGTTAACAACGTACTTAATGTGCCTGACTACTCTTCTGGTCCTGATGGTTTATTTGCACAGACTAGCGACAGTATTCCAATTACAGCTACCACTACCGAAGGTACACTAATAGATGGTGGAGTAGGCGTACTAACAGTACCTGCTAACTCATTTAAAGTGGGAGATAGCTTTGTGTGTATGTTAAGCGGTATCATATCGTCAGTAAACAATGAAACACTTAGAATTAAAGTAAAGTCGGGATCAGTAATATTAGGTGACTCAGGACTTGTTACACTTCCTACTACCACAAATAAGCATTGGGACTTAAATATTCATTTTACCATTAGAAGAACAGGTGTGGCAGGCACAGCTCAAATAATGACATCTGGTGCCTTAACATACTCTAAGAACTCATCAAATGCATTTGAGGGCATAGACTTTAGCTCTTTAAATAATACCACTTTTGATACAACTGTACCTAATACATTGGATATAACTGTTCAATGGGGGAGTAATAATGCAGGAAACAGTATTTATACACAAACTTTCGTCTTACATAAAACCTATTAAATGAAGTACTTAATTCCATTAGTTTTTTTAATTGTAGCCTGTAGTCCTAAAGACAGGTTTACACGCTTAATTGAAAAGCATCCTGAACTATTAACTGTTGATAGTGTAACAATCCACGACACTATTCGTGTGGTTGTACCTGAGGTTAAGGTAGACACAGTTGTAAAGGTCAATGATTTGCTTGATACTATCTTCTTAGAGAAAGAGCAATTGAAGGTAAAGGTATGGATGAAGGGAGACCAAGTATTCATTGAAGGTAAGTGCGACACTGTATACATAGATAAGATTATCGAGCGTAAGATACCTGTTAAGTATTATGAGAAGACTCCATGGTGGAAGAAGCTCTTAAATAACACTTTACCTTTTTTCATTATTTTTGCTATAGTTTATTTTGTTTACCGATTTATTAAAAGATGATGCAAGAGTTGATTCAGTTTGGAATGGTTACGGCCATAGCTATTATAGGATATTTTTTAAGAATGGTACACGCAGATGTACGTAAAAATACCGAAGATGCAGGAAGGCTCAAGGGAAAGATTGAGTTAGTCGAACAGGAATCAAGACTCAAATATCAGGCCATACAGGAGCAAACTCAACTTGAGATTAAAAACTTAGCTAGAAGCGTGGCAGAATTGTCTGACGCAGTTAAGCAACTAATAATTAATAGATAATGGATACAACTTCAACAGCACCTAACTTTGGTGTATTTAGTCAATTAGCTGATTACGGACCATTAGGTCTTGTAGTTTTAGCACTAGGTTATGTAGCCTGGTTATTTATCAAGAGATATCTAGACGAAACTAAGAAGTAATGTCATTTGGCCCCTTTGAAGTATTAACTCAGTATGGCGTGTTAGGATTTGCTGTCCTAGCGCTTGGTTATTTATGCTGGATGTTCCTCAATCGATTGATGAAAAGTGAGGATGATCTGAAGGCAAAGGTAAATGATCTTGAGGGGGAATACAGAGAAAAGCTTGAAAGCAAGCTAACAGAGACTACCGATAGCTCTAAAAGCTTGAAGGAGATAGTTCTTATGTTCTTAAGTAAGAAATGAAAAAGAAGCTACTTATTGTTGGCGCACTATTTATTACCCTTGTGGTTGCACAGGTGTTCTCAAGTGGACACGGCCACGTAGTTGTAGTTGAGGATAACATACAGCTCACAGGTGAGAATAAGAAGCTTACAACGGCAAATAAGAAGTTAACAAACAGTGTTAATAAATTAGAAGCTGAAAAAGAGGAGTTAATAGAAGATAAGGCTAGTCTTGAAAATATGGTGTCTGAGGTTATCGGTGACTTGGATAGCACTAAGTCTGTAGTTAAGGACATCAAAAATGAATTGAAAAATGAAAAAGATATTGTTCGTAGGCAGTCTAGTGGTAAGCAGTTTGAGTTTCAGCCAATCACGCTACCCACTTCAGACGATAATTGATGGCGATTCTGTTGTCATCCTTACTAAGGCACAGGCTGATACGATAAACGCAATATTCGAAAGCCAAAAGGCTAAGATTGCAAATTTTAAATCCGATGTAAAGACAAAGGATTCAATCATATCAGTCAGGGATACCGTGCTGATGTTTTACACGTCTAAGTACACTGAGTACAGAACCATCCTAGAAACTCAGATTGTGCGTGAGGATAAACTTGATACCATCAGAGGATGGTTGGTTAATAGGGCAAAGGAAGGGAGTTGGATCTACTACTCTTATTTAAACAATGAAGTAGTGGCTGTAGACCTTTCTGACTACGTTGTAAGGAAGGATGACTATACGGGTGATATAATCTTTTACAAGCGAACAGAAGATTGCCCTAATGACGATAAACAAAAAGAACCGCCTCTTGGTTGGCACACTGATATTGTAAAACCAAAAAGACCTAAACTAAATATTTTTAAATTATGAAAAAGTTTTTCAGAGAGTTGATCTCAGACGATAATCAAATTAACGAGCAAGCCTTTGTAGGTGTTGTATCGTTTTTTGCTATGGTATTTGTACTAATGACAGATGTAATTACAGGCGTAATTGGTAATGAACTAATCATTAAAGAATTTATCTTTGATGGATTTATGTTATTAACTTTGGGAGCATTCGGTATTACTACTGCCGGACGTATTATGAAACTCAAAAATAAAGATAAAAATGAAAATAACTAAGACAGGTACAGCAGGTATTGATCTTATCAAGGTATTTGAAGGATTTAGATCAGCGCCATACAAATGTCCAGCAGGTATCCCTACCATTGGATACGGAGCTACATTCTACCCTAACGGAAAAAAAGTAACTATGGCTGACAAGGCTATAACTGAAGCTGAGGCTGTAGATTTGCTTAAGCATATGCTCGTTAGCTTTGAGAAGTATGTTGACAGCTATTGTAGAGATGACATCAATCAAAATCAATTTGATGCGTTGG